AACGTCACCTTTTTACCACTGATTGCAACAACTCGCCCACCTAAAACTTTGCCGGCATAGTTGTTATCTGCGACCTCGATAATGTCACCGGGTAAGTGCATTAATCCTTGTCGTCCAACGGCAAAAGTAATCGTACATTGCTCAAGGCGTGATGTCTCCAACACCCATTTGCCGTATCTGTGAGCCTGACCGCGCGAGGTGCAACCATAAGCAGTCATTTTTTTGACGTTGTAACCGTAACGGGCAATCATGCTATCATCGGCAACGTACTCAATCGCCTTTTGATAGAAGTTACGTTCATCGGCATATTCAACTTCCACTGCAGTGAAAATTGTCTTTCCTGCTGCGAATTGGCGAGAGAATTTACCATCAACTACATTTGATTGCGTATATAAACAAACTGGATCTGATGTTCTGTCTTGGATAGCTGAAAACTGAGTTCCATTCCACACAGCAATAGAGCGGAAAACAGATGCCATGTCTGATAGCACGTTATAGGCATCACGCTGTTCTGTAATCCATAGATTCGATACCATTCGTGGTTCTTTGCCACCATATCCATCGTCGACTAATTCGTCGCAGTATTTTGCTATTTGATACAGCTGGAACTTATCTAATCCGTATTCCCCAATTCGTTTACCTAGTCCAGCCAATGAATTAGTGACTAAGTCGTAAAAAATCCATGCGGGGTTATCTGTCCACTCTTCTTTCCAGTCACCGCGCCAAATACCCGGTGCATACGTTCTTGTTTCAGGATTATATGTGCTTGGCACTTTAACTAGTCGGCCATAAAGCAACAGATTTACATTAGGGAAATTTGGGTTATAGCGTGAATCCGTTTTAATGCCAATTAATGCCATATTTGGGTATGACAGTTTGGTATCAATGATTTCTGTATAGCTGACCCAGTGAGTGCCATTCTGTAACCGCTGTGATTTACTATCGGCCGTTAATCTTTTGACTGTAATAGTAAATGGTTTAGGCGGTAAATTATCAATGATATAACTGCGATAAAAACGAGATGATGATTTACCACTAATGTTTTTTACAGTGCGGCTTTGCCCATTGATTAAGATTTCAAGTGATACAGATGTTCCCTCAGTGTCGCCATTATCATTTTGAGAAAATAACGCACTTACACCACATGTGATTCTGAGACGTGTCACATCAGGATCAATGACAGTTCTTGTTACAGGGGTAACATTTTTAATTTCAGCGCCAACTGATACTTCACGCTCTGACATTTCAAAGCCCTGCAACGGCATTTGGTCCTGCGTGCCGAGTGTATATGCTATCTCTGTGTTTTTGAAATTGAAACTTGACTCATCATTATCATCAACACCGTTTGCATTTTGGATTGGCGTATTGTCAAAGTAAGTCGATTTCCATTTATTGGCTGGACCTTTGATTGGACCAAGAGAAATTAAACCAATAGCACGTAATCGTTGTGAAGAACGAAGGCTATCAGGTGCTTCATGTGGTGTGCGCGCTGAACCTTGGCTTTTACCGCCCATAAGTACCTCTTTAAAAGAAAACCACCTATAAGCAGTGCCTATAAGTGGTTAAATTTATTAGTGATATACTGATTTACTACCTAAACATCGTCAAATGTTTCAATCCCTTGAGACACCAGTACAAGACTGGTCATCATCTTGCCGTACAATAACGGAATAGGTCTCCCTTGTGGAGTTAAATTACGAAGATTGCTAAATGATGTACTTTGTTTCTTTTCACTTTCATTGACTCCACTCCCCATATCTGGCGGTCTCGTTAAAAGAGATATAGCTCCTGACATAGCAAGTGATGCCCCCATTGCGCCAGCTATCATTACACCTCCGGCAGACCAACCTAACGGGTTCCACCATGCAACAGCAATTAATACAACCCCAACAACGGCTTGAATTATACCTGCAGCTTTACCAGCACCAGTAATAACTGGCGTAAAATGTACGGAGGATTTATCATCAAGATCAATTATTGGATTATTTTTTAATTGCTCATTGCTTATATACTTTCTACCAATTCTGACCTTGTAATACCCTTTGCTAAGATGCGATCTTAGTCCTTGAATTTGAGTGATTAATCCACTCATTAACTCTCGAAAGTTACTTACATCAAGCTCGAATGGTTCATCGCTAAATCGTTTAAGATTGCCATGAAATGTAATTTTTGCCATTCTGAATATCTCCAAATTGAATGTGTGGAATTAAGCCAAAAACCATCATAAGGTACACGTGCAGAGAGACGACTTTCACTATGATGAACCATCATCTGATCACCTAGATACACTCCTGCGTGATTAGCGAAACTTGCACCGACTTTAATTAAAATCACATCGCCAAGCTGTGGTTCTTCATCAAAAGGAATTTTTTCAAATCCACAACGAGCCAAGCCTTCTTCATATAAATTGGAATGCTCAAACCATTCAAATTCGTAAGTGGATTGATCGGGCAATTCAATACCGGCCAACATATAACAATCAAGAATGATATTTCGGCAATCTTGTTTATTGTTTTCAAATTGGCGACCAATCAGCGGTGAAATAGAACGGAACTGTTTAATGTCGTCATCCACTACCAGCCAAAAATCTAACTGTGTTCTAACCTGACATTCTCTGTCAGCAATGGATAAATATGGCAATCCTTTTCCAAAAGCTGAATCAGGGTGAGAATGAACCAACGCTACAATGACACCACGTTCTTCAGCAAGGATAAAATCATCTGCCGATATTTCAAAAAAATTAACAGGATCGTGCGAGATGTTTTCGCAAGGGATATAAGAGAAACTGTCTTTAAATACAACAAAGCCACAACATTCTTGTGGCTCTGTACTTTTAGCGTGTGACAGTATTTCTTTTTTTAATTTATCCGGAATAATCATGATCAATTCCCATACTGAGTTGTGCTTGGAAAACCGCCAAACGGTAACACAGCATTCTCACCAAATCTCAATTTACAACCACGGATACAATGCGAACATTTGTCTTTATTACGGTCGTTCGTTGGTTTATCAAATTCATCGGCAACAGGTCCACCTGTATAACCGCATTGTGGCGAACGATATTGCCAAATACAAACATCAGATGTAATCATTAATAGCGGTATTTTTGCGTTATCCGTTTCTGCAGGTGATGCCAGTTCAAAAGTAGCTTGTTTATCATCAAGGCTTTTTAATTGCTCAATGATGTAATAACTCACTGCTTCTTGTGTAGGATCTGCCTGAGCGTTTTTGCCACCTTCAAAGTTGCGGTCATCAAGAAACTGCGCATAAACCAATCTACGAGTAACTTTACCACCAACGCCTTGTCCTAAATTAACCGCAATGCCAGTAATGATGCCATATAGGTTAGATACTGTTAATGTCGGACGAGCGCTAGGCCCTTGCCCACTAATTTCAAATCCATCTGCTTTAATTGGATAGGCTTGATACTCATTTCCCTGCCACCAAATATTGGTTCGCCCTTGGTTTAAACCGTTGTGAAATCGGTATAATTCACCTGCAGCATTAGACCCGTTAGTCGGAGTAATATGGCGTAAATCAATATCCCACAATTCAATAAGCGCACCTTGCTCTAATTCAGGCAAAAGTGCGGTCATTTTCTTAGGTAAATTTTTAGGCATTTACACTACCTCTTCGAATTCACAATTAAAGGTTGTGTGAGTCAATCCAATTTGGCGAGGAAATTTAGTACAAACAACTTTAACTAATTCCCCATTTAGTGCGACGTCTTTAAAATAAAAAGCACGGACTCCACCGTGCTCTTTCATAAATTGACGAAATTCTGCTGATTGGCTATTTTTCACCTTATAGGTGACGGAATATTTTCTCAAAAGAGCATTAATTCCATCTTCCATTCGTTGCTGATAGCCATTTCCAAAATTAAGCACTTTCCGCTTTGGCTCTTCATCAACCGTATAACCAGGCTGCGGACACCAAGGCAATGTTTTTAAAGCCATCTCATCTCCTTATCCAAGCATTCCACCTGGACGACGTTGTTTTCTTAACACTTCAAGTACATTTGCTTGGATTGCTAGTGCCAACTCTTTACCTTGTTCGGCTTTTTGCTCAGCAGTAACACTCTCATTTCCGTTTTTATCAATATTTATTGTTATTGATACTTCGTTATTAGTTGATGCTCCGCCACCGCTAAACAATCCGTCATAACTATCAGATTTGCCACCAACATGACCGCCATTTGCAAATTTAGGGAATCTGCGTTGGTTTAAGGCGTTCATAAATCCAACACCATAGTGATCAACCGTGCGGGATGTCATAACAAATTCATTGTTAGATAATCGAGCTAAGATAGAATCACTTGTTCCAGTACCTTCTCCGACAACATGACCACCTTTAGCAAAGCCTACGCTAGTGATTTGAGAGATAACATTAGCACCAGCCGCTGCAACCGCTGCCATATTTGCAAATTTTTGAGCAGGGGTAAATGCGGTGTCATCAGCCATAGCTTGCATTACTGCCTGTGATAATTTTACAGTTGCTTCAGCAATCGCAAATGCTTTAGAGATAGCGAACATTGCTTTATAAGCGGCAGATTGTTTTCCTGCAGACTGTTCAACCATAGATGCAAGAGTGCCAAAAGCACCACCCAAATCATTGAGCCCTGTAGCATACGATTCCATTTCCTTTTGGATCTTGTTGTTTTTGTATTTATCAATGATTTGCTGTTTGCGTTGTTGGAATTCTTCTTCCGTGATTAACTTTTGATCGTTAAATGCTTGGAGCTGAGCAAGCTCTTGCGTTTGTTGATTAATTAGCTCTTGTTGTGGATCATAAAGTGCACGTAATTGATCTAATGGATTGACCGCACTTTGAGATCTATTTTGAGCATAATCAAACTTCAATTGCAATTCAGCAGTATTGGCTTCACCACCTGTAAGCTGTCCTGCTTTTTTAAGCTCTTCAACTACCGCTAACTCATCATTTAAGTTCGCACGTAATAATTTCTCAGGCGCATATTTCCCTGCAAGCTCTAACCGTTGACGAGCAAACCGCTCAGTGATAGCTGTTTTTGCTGTTTCATATTCTTGATGAGATACAACACCTTTTTTGTTGTGCTCTTCTAAGCGCTGGAACATTCTTGTTTGTTCCAAGTCAATTTCAGCAAGGCTAGAACTACTTTTCTTACGAATTTCATCATAGAAACTTAACCAACTATCTCGAGCATTTTCACCTGATTTTTTGTTGCTTTCTTTGATTTGCGTTTCAATTGTTGTCACTTTGGTTTCATCGGAAAACATTTTTTCCAATGTTGCTTTACCGGCTAAAATCTTGTTTAGTGTTTCAAGCGATAACCCGACAGCTTTATCTGCCGCATTAGCTGCAGTGATTGTACCTGTAGCAATACCAATCAATACTTCGTTGTATTCAGCGCCTTCCTTTCCAAGCAATTCATAAAGACCAGCCAACACATAAGCGGATTTAGCCTGACCTTGTTGTTTGAGTTTTGCAACTTCAAGCTTTTGAGCAAGAGACGTAGATTTCTCTTTCAGCTTCTCCATCGCATCTTTTAAATCTAACGTCTTATCTGCCGCTTTATTTGCACTATTAGCCGTATCATTAAAGCTTTTTGGCAAGTTAGCTATAATGTTATCTGCAGTTTCGGCTGATACACCAAGCAACTTGAATTTCTGCCGCACGTCATCAACATTTTTACCTGCTCGCAACATCTTCTCGCCAAGTGGCGAAAGCATTTTTTCAAGAGCTTGTTTGGCTTTATCAGCATTCTCTGTCATCGTGCCGATTTGAGCATTAACTTTTTCAATTTCCGCTTCTGTTTGGGCATTAACGACTGTGAAACCATCAAAATCGCCATTAATATTTTTTGATTTTACACCGGCTTTTAATTTTTCGATTTCAGCGTAATATTTTTCTATATTTTCAAGCTGTTCAGTAATTTTAAGTGATAATGCTGATTCACTGATTTGATCATAAGAATCAGCTAAAGCTTGGTTAGCAACAGACGTATCTAATGCCCATTGTCGAGCTTCTGCCGCTTGTGAACTGAAAAATAATAATGATGTAGCCGCAATACCAATAACACCAGCTGGGCCACCAAGTAAAGCCATTACACTTTGCAAACCTTTTGCCGCCATCGTTGCAAGATTAGTTGCTGTAGCAAGGTTCCGTTTTGCTGCAGCTTCTGCTTCTGCAAGTGCAATAATTTGAGCTGACTGCACTTTCATTCTTTCACGCAATGCAAATCGAGTTTGTTCAGATTGAGCAAGCTGTAATTGTGCAGTCAAACTAGACATTTCAAGTTGTGCGGCAACTCGCATTGCTGTTGCTCTTTCATAAATGCTTTTTGCTTCTGCTGTATGGGCTAAAGCATTTTTTGCGCTAATAATGCCTGATTTTGCTAACTCTGCACTGTATTGGCTAATTCTACCAACTGCTAAGGCACCAGTTAAAACAACAGCTGCAGTGATTAATTGATCAAGATTTTTCGAAACAAAATCTACACTCTCGCCAAGTTTTTGTGTGATTCCATAAGTGCGGTCAGCTTCACCGGCATATTTAATAAATGATGTTTCGAGATTGGTGTATGACATCGAAAGTGTTTTTACACGTTTCTCGAAATCACTATCCACAGATGATTTTGCTTTTTCAAGTGCAGTTATTACTTTGTTGATAGATAACTCACCATTCTTACCCATATCTTTAAGTGCGCCAACGCTAACACCTAAACCATCTGCAATAGCTTGTGCTAAAGCCGGTGTTTGTTCCATCACAGAATTAAGTTCAGCACCGCGCAACTCACCACTAGCCAATGCTTGACCGAACTGCATTAATGCCGCTTCTGATGAAGCTTGTGCGGCACCTGATAAAGCGACTGCCTTTGATACAGTTTCTGTTAGTTCTACGACTTTTTGCTGACTAATATTTAAAGTATCAGCATTTTTTGCAAAACGTTGATAGATTTGAGCAGTTGCTCCAACAGCCTGATTGGTTCGAGAAGATATATCAAACACGCTTTCTGTAGCCTGAGCCATTTCTGTCTGACTATGAGTCACCAGTCTAATACGGTTCTGTAGCTCAGTGTAGCTATCCATCATTGCAATAGCTTGCTTTGACAAATCTTGTGCTCTACCTAAATTATCAAGGCGAAAACTCCATTTTGTTGTCGAATTGATGTTATTGGCAGCTTTCTCAATATTATTTAAATATTGCGTAGTGCGTTCTGAGAACTGACGTGCTTTTTCTTGAGCGCGAGAAAAGTTAGCTTCAAATTGTCTAGTAAATTTTCGGGTCTGATACTCTGACTTACTCAATCCATTCTGAAATTGGACTGTATCAAGACTTAACCCTATATACAAACTACCGAGTGATGACATATTTTCTCCAGAAATAAAAAAAGCCCGCATATTGCGAGCTTTCTATACAAACACTAACTATTTAATGATGACGTACTTAACTTCGTTTTCTTTTTCAATTTGCTGTAGCACTTCATTTTCAGTTTTCTTCATAAAGAAAAACATAGCTACTTTTGCAAAAACAAAAAAGGTAATGTAAGCCAGAGAAACACCAAGTAAAATTTTTGTGGTTATGCCTGTTACAGCCAAGATAAAAATAATAGGTAACACAAAGAATAAAGCGAAAAACGCAATAACCTCTTTGCCCAACCAATGGATAAGTTTAATTTCATCTTTAAACATAACCCCTCCTTATTTACTTACCTATACTGTACAAAATACATTCATTTCAATCAATATGGAGTAGCTAATTTTTTCAACTTTTTTACTAAACAATCAACGATTTAACAAATAAGAATCTACGCCATCATCTTCTTTATCTTCTGATGCCTTATTTTCATTGAAAAATGGCATTAAATCGTTCAATGTTGTGGCTTTCTGTTTTGGATCTTTATGAATTAACGCTAACAAATGAGCAATCTGTGCTGTGCGATAATCATCTCGCCATAACCCAAATGGCTGTTCTTGATAAAACAGCATATATTCCTGAAAATGTTTTTCAGGCATTTGTTCGATTTCTTCTAACGTTTTGCCCAACGCAAGCGATAAAGTTATTTGGAACTTGCGTCGGTCATTAAGTTTTTTGGTTCATCGCCCATCAATGCTCGACTTAATTCTTCGGAAACTTCATTATCTAGGCTTGATAATGCTTTCAAGTCATCTTCATTTTCAAAATCAAACAATAGATTTCCATCTTTGTCACATAAGCGGATGGCTAGATTTCGGGCTAAACGATATGGATCGTAAACTTTTCCTAATTGCTTGCCTAATTCATCAGGATCATCATAATCAAGCTCAATACCTTGTGCTTTTGCAATATCACACAATAGTTTGTGCTGGCCAAACAATCCACGGTTCACATCACCGACACTTAATGCTCTTACATAGTACTTTTCGCCAAGAATTTCAATTTCGGTTACTTTAGGTTTATGCTGCAACAATTTCTTTCTCAAATCCATTATATCCCCCTCTTTTATGGTTAAAATTTACTCGCAGGTAAACTTCGCCTGCAATAAAGGTTAATCTAATAATTAAAGCCAAGAGCCGATCACTCTTGGCTTTTTTTATTTTTAAGCTACAGGTAAGTGATATTCCTGTTTTGTATGCTTAATAGTCGCACCACTTTCAAATTTACCCATAGTTTCACCAGAGTAACCATTGCCAGATTTGAAATAACCAGTGCCATACATCGTTCCTTGACCATTTGGGAAAACTAAACGGAAAGGGAACTTCGATTTCGAAAAGAATTTTTTACGGCATAATTTTTGCATTTCAGACATTGGCACGGTAAAGAACTTCATCTGAGTCTCACCATACTCGAACTCACCTGCTTCGGTGGCTTTGCCATCATCACACATGGTAGTCACATCTTCTTCGGTCAATGTATCTTCGCTACGCTCTAAATTTCGGAGCTCACAGAAATTATTTGACCATTTCACTAATGCCGCTTTAGCATCAGTAAATACTGTTGGTTGATCATACGCTGACCAATCAACTTCATCCGCTAACGTGATTACATCTGCCTCTACAGATTTAACTGGATAATATCCATCTAGCGCACCTAAGCCAGTAACTAAGACGCAATCACCGGTTTTGAATCCGCTTGAAGGGACAGTAATTGTTGCATTTGGTGTTACAGCACAAGCTGTAATTTTCTTACCGGCATCTTCGGATGTGCCAATATAAAACCGTGTTTTTTGGAACGGTGTGGTTTTTGCTGCCATGTTTTATTCTCCATAAGCAATTTGATAAGTTATTACCCGACGATGTAATTTTGTATCGGGTTCGTAGTCACTGAAATCACTTTCTCTCTCGGCATAATCAAATGCCGTTTCAAGTGCGGTAAAAATAGCCTTTCGCAGAGCGAAAATGTCATCAGGATTTTTGCTATAAACATCAATCTGCACCGTGAAATCATCCAAATCTCCATCTTCCAACGCTGAATTTGGTGATATTGATGGGAATTGATATACGATGACTGGATAGGTACTATTTGTTTCAGGAATCAATCCATAAAAACAACGACCTGACACCAGTGGATTTAAAGCACTAAAGAGTTTTTTTTGGATCATTTACGCCCACCTTGCAAGATTTCATCTTGTAATGTCATGATGATTTCACGGCTTGCTTGTTCTTTCTTTGCAGTGAAAGCTGGGCGTAAAAACGGTTTGGCTAGCATTTTAGATGTTCCAAATTCCACAAATCTCCAATAGTAAGGATCGTCTGGGTTTGCCGAACTATTTTTGCCATTACTTTTAAAAGCTGTAATTTTGCTAATTTTAAGCTTCCGGACAAAGATTTTTGTGGTTACAGAACCGTTTTCACCTATTTTGGTACTAGCAGAAATAGCCTTTTTCAAGGTTCCTCGCTTACGATGTGATACACTGTGTTCTAAAACAGGAGCATTTGCTCTTGCTTGATTTCTAATGACCGCACCACCTTTTCTCATTGCCTTCACGCCAATGCTATTTCTGACTTTGCGCTCAAGCGAGTTCATTGCTTGACCAAGCTCTTTTAAACCTTTGATGTTTACAGACAAATTAGACATTACCAGTCTCCTTACACATAAGCTGTAAAGACACGTCACGCTCTTGAGTATTAAGCACGGAAAGAATTTCAAATTCTCTTTCCCCAAACTTAACCTTCATTGTGGGTTTAATGCCTTCTATATGACGTAGCCATATTTGAGTGGTAACTTCAGACTGTACTTGCTGGGCTGAAAAATACTCTCGACCTGATAATGGTCTAACATCAGCCCAAACAGTAGCTACTCTCTTCCAGGTTTGAGTACTTGCACCGTAATCATTCACTTCATTAACTTGCCGTAACAAAGTAATTCTGTGACGTAGCTTTCCTATGTTCATCTTAATCACCTACACATCTATAAAACGATAACGCTCAATGATGGCTTTAACAGTTGGAGGTAAATCAAAGTTTGTTACACCTTGCCCTTCGTTCCATCCACCACGATTTTCATATAGGTAAGCAATCAGCATTAATATGGCTATTTTCAAATCGCCAGTGATTTCTTGTGCATTAATCGGTTTTTCTTTGGGCAATGTATTAAAAAGCACTCTATTCGTGTGGTTCTCAACCATCGCCTTCGCTGCAACTAAATAGGCAGACAACAAATCATCTTCCTCATCGTTATCAATACGACATTGCAACTTAATTTCGTCTAGTGTGATTTCCATTCATCCCCCAAATAAAAAATGCGGCCATTTCTGACCGCACGTTTAACTATTTACCTGTTAATGCTTTAATTGCTGACACATCTTCGAGTACGCAGTCAAAGCGATGGAACGCTAAGAAACCTACTTGGTCGAACTCTGCGTAACGTTCCACTAAGCGACGTAATGTCATACCTGACACACGACGGATAATGAAACGATTAAAATCACCAAAATAGGCAAATTTCTTACCAGCACCAATATCTTCAATCCCCTGATCGATAACATATTGATGACCTAAGATAGTTGCTGGAGCCACACCTGCAACATCAGGCAACCATAATGGGCGTTTTTGTCCATCGACCATTTCTTTCAATGTTTTTAACGTATTATCGTTAAATGCAATGCGAGTATTGCCAACATTGCGATAAGCAGGATCTACAGAATGAATCAAGGCATTAAAATCTTGCCATGTTACCGCGGCAGCAGCTGCTTGAGTCACACCAGTAACTGCGGTTTGTAAGCCTTTAGGTTGCGCAGGAGAACCAACGCCTGTGCCTTGGATGAGATATTTAGCTTCTGCACGACCAATACGTTCTGCAATACGACGAGATAGATACTCTTCGATATCCACGCCTGAATCTTGTAATAATTCATTTGAAACACGGATGATTTTTGATGAGAGTTTTTTCGCACCAATCTCAGCTGTTCCAAATTCAGTATCTAATTCAGTAGCCGCCACATTTTCACCAATTAACTCACCTTCTTCAGCGGTGCCGTTAGCAGTAGCCCAAGTAATGATTCGACCATCTGCTGTATTGAGAATTTGAGCAACGCTTGCAATACCGCCATAAGCTTTCATTTGTTCAACAATACGAGCCTGCATTTCTTTAGGGACTGTATAGCCACCTTTATTATCTGTGCCTGCTGCCTGTGCACGAAGTTCAGCCATCACTTGACGTTCTTCTTGGCTTAATTCGCCTAATCCTCGACGCAAGAACGAATTAAATGCTTGGGAACGTTTAACTTCTACATCAATATCTAGTTTTGATTCAGTTTCAATTTGACGTTGTTCTTCAACAAATAAAGCATCGGTTGAACGCAATGATTCTTCACGCTCAATTTGAGATTCAATACCACCTAACTCAGACTTCATCGAATCCCACTTAGTGCGTTGTTCTTCAGTCCATGTTTTTTCGCCAATTTCATCATTCAATTGACGCATTTGAGCCGCGATATTACGACGTTTTTCTTGAAGTTCATGTAATTTAGCCATGATTTTTCCTCTTTCTTTAAATGAAAAAAAGCCGCATTATTGCGGCTCGTATTGATAAAAATTACTTTTATTTAGCGCTAATTAAGCTTAAAAATCGCTCACGTGCGGCTTTTTGTGATACCGCTTTAGCAATTGTTCCTGAGTCTCGAGCTTCTTTCCACGCTTCAAGTGAGCGAGCTGTACTGCTTGCTTCTTGGTAAGCGGGATAAGTCACAGGACTGACATCATAAAGGCGTGAAATTTTATGAATTTCACGGATGATTACACCATCATCATTTTCATACCAGTCATCTCCATTACGTGCGATCTTAAACGCAAAGGATGATTGAGTAATATCACCACGTTTTAGCGGTGCAATAACTAAATCTCGAATAGTTGGATTATCTGGTGCGATAATGTCGTATTTCAAACCTGTTTCATCTACTGATAGACTCAACGTTCCAGCTTTACTTCGACCTAAAATAAAATTTGGGTCGTGATTGAACAATCCACATACATCATCCTCTAGTACATCATCGAACGCCCCAGGCATAATGATTTCTCGAAAGCCCCACATCACTTCTGATTTGGAATTAAATACGGAACCATACCCTATAATATGCGTAGGTTCATTATCTCGATTTTCCGCTCGCACCTCGCCAGCGTAAGACCGCTTCTCTACATCACTCATTTGTATTCTCCGTTTGTTTATTGTTTGCTTGTTTTGCTGCATTTACACTGACTAGCATTTCATCCAATCCATCAACTGGATTCATATCTTCAAGCTGACGAGCTTCATTTCGCGACATCCAACCATCAGTGATAGCCGCATGGTAGAACGTTGCTCGCTCACCTGCAGTACCACGCATAATCCCTGCAAGATTAAACTTAACAAAGTAACCCGCTTTACGCTCTGCTTCAGTAAAGATTTTTCTGTTTAACTCTTGCTCCCAATTAACCACCCATGGCATCACGCTGAATCGAATAAACTGGATTGTCTGTTCTGATATGTTGGAAAATGTCGCTTTCTCCAAATCGTTGATCATGTGTGCGGGAACATTAAAAATACCTGCTATCTCAGAACGATTCAGTTTCATCATTGAAAGCAGTTCAGTATCGACTGGTGACACGGTCAAAGCCTTATAATCAAGCTCAGCAGGAAGTAATATTGTTTTATTTTCTTCGCTTCTCAGCTTTTCTTGTGCGGTTTGCCACATCTTTTTAAAATTTTCCCACGCGTTGCTATTCAGTGGCGTCTTAACCGAAAGAATACCTGCAGGACGAGCATTTCCACCGAAGAACCCGCTCGCAAATTTTCGAGCGTCCAACCCTAAGCCAATCGTCTCAGCATGAGTTTGAATGACTGATTTACCTGTTTTTATTGATGGCCCGAGTGACTTGATGTGTAAAACATCATCCGGAGACAGACTCATTGTCTTATCATCACCGTAGTAAGCATAAACATAGCGGCTTCCGTTTTTAAGCAACTGCACTTTCCACGGCTCTAATGATTCAAGCGAGACAACTCCACCGTTTTTATCACGAACAATATGGATATAAGCATTTCCGTACAATAAAACAGAACTTTGTGCATATTCACGCAATTTATAAGATGTCTGCCAATCGTTAGGGCTATCATGTAGCAGGTAATATGCCGGATGATCTTTTACTGTTTCTACTTTGTCTCCACTCTTACACTTAACGTGTAGCGGTAATTGTGCGACCGAACTCGACAACACGTAAACGCAAGCATAAACAGCAGATAACTTCATCGCCAAATCAGGACTAACTGATTTAGTCGGCTGCATTCCGAATATCTCTTCGTAAGCTGATTCAGCACTTAATGGCACCGCTGGATTTTCCAGTGAACGAGTGCTAAATAATTTATCAAAAATCATTGTTTACCTCTCGATGCCAAAATAGTTAAAAGCAGTAATAATACCCCACTACCAATTAATGCAATATCTGCCCCATATTTGAGATACACTCCATAAGACATCAAGCCAAAGCCTGTTAGACCTAAAAGATCTAAAATGACAGTTCTCATAGTTCCAATACCTCATTTGGGAAAAAGTTTTCATCATCAGTGCTCAACATAATGCGACCGATTGCCATCATTAAAGCCACTGCTCCATCTATTTTATTTTCAGGAATTTCTTTAATTGGGCGCACTACATCATCATTCCCTGGAACCGTCTTGCCAACCACGTTACCAATACACCAGGTCATAATTGGATTCCCGTCATGATGGAAGCGACCTGATTCAATTGCCGCTTCCAATTCTTTCATTGGGTCAGATAAATTGGTGTAGTTTTGTGTAATGGTTATAGGATTAAGTCCTTCATCAGCTAAGTTATGGCTGATTGCTATCGCTCCATGTGGGTCAATTGCAACACAGGAAACTCTATGTTCTTGATTGGTATCTTTGATGACTTCTTCGATTTCTCGATAATCAACTTCCGCACCATCTGTTGCAGTTAAATGCCCACTGTTTACCCATTTTTGATATTTGTCCACCACTCGTTTTAAAGCGGTATCAGTGTTATATATAGTATCTTCCGGAACGAAGAATTCTGGAGCAATACAATAATAATGCCGCTTACCATCAATAACCCGAGCAAACACTTTAACAAGCGAGTTCATATCAAGCTTACGCGCCATATCAAGGCCAAGCACAACATCATCACCTTGGAAATCTTCAAGTGATAATGTTTCATCCTTGCAGTTTTCCCAGCTCACCATGTTGAAATAGCTTTCTTTAGCTGACACCCATACATTCAAGTGTTTAGTCTTAAAAGTATTGGTTAGACGAGCATTATTAATCGCCTTGTTTTGCTGACTAATTAGGTAATCACCATACACGGATACATCAAAGTTTGGATTTGCTTTCCGTAATACGCTTTCATCTGTCCAGTCATCATCTTCATCAATTGTGTAAATGATCCCAAATAGCTCATCATTCGGAATTGCGCCAGATAGCTTTTCGATCACTTCTCTGCGCTTGTCATAACAAGGACCTTCGATGTTGTACCCTGCAGTTGTAATGATAAACATGAGCGGTTGTTTACGTGCCCCCATACCAGTCAACATTGTGGTATATAGCTCATCATTCTTATGCTCATGGTATTCGTCCACTATCGCACAACTAGGCGATGCACCATCACCAGGTGAACCGATAAGCGGTTCAAAACGAGAACCATCAGCAGGACGGTTTAAGTTAGAGGCATTAACTTCAATACCAAAAGTCGAGCAAAGAAGATCGGTTTTCTTACACATCAATCTAGCAGGACGGAAAACTTCCCATGCTTGTTTTTCTGTGGTCGCGCCTGAATAGACTTCCGCGCCAAACTCATTATCCATGCAGAACATATACAATCCGACACCTGCAGAAATAGCTGATTTACCGTTTTTGCGAGGCACTTCAACATAAACTTCACGGTAGCGACGCAGATTGTCGCTTTTACGCAACCACCCGAAAGTATTTGCCATAATGAAGAGTTGCCAAGGTTCAAGCGTGATATTTTGTCGTTTTGATGCCCATTCACCTTTCGTGTGAGGTAGGTATTGAATAAATTTACACGCTTTTTCAGCCTTAACTTCATCAAAATAATAAGGAAATTTAACCACACTTTGATTTTCTAAATCATCAATGAACTGCTGACAGGTTTTTACAATAAATCGGCAAGCGGGAATTTTGCCAGCAATAACATCTTTGGCATACTTAATTGCCTTTTTTACATTATCTGTCATTGCATTAACTCCGCGAATGGGTTGTGATTTTGCTCATCAACCTTACCAATCAATCGTTGTCGACTGCTTGGGTCAAGTCCGAGCAACGCTCCGAATGTAGTCATCTGTTTCAACGCTTCATTCAAAACAGTAAAAGCAGGATTTTTCGATAATCCACCATTCCCGTTCTCAACAAACGTGCCGTATTTTTCAACATCTTTACAAGCACGATTACGATTCTGATATGCAATGCAATAGTTTGTCACTACTTCAAGATCGGTTTGGAGTAGAACTCCTTGGGATAGTAATTCTTTTAGAATAAAGGCCCACATTTTTTTACCATCAGTATTAAGCTGAGATGGCGGTGGGGTGTTTTCGTTAAACGGACTGAACTCAGGCTCGTCTTTATTTAATTTTCTTTTACCGGGGTTGCCACGACGCTCTTTCACTTTCGTCGGAGTGGGCTTTCTTCCTCGCCCCGGCGTTGTTGCTATTCCTGTCATTTGGCGTTTACCCTAAATTTTTAATTTCGCGGTTGTGAAAATTGAGTTGAATGGGCGGTTTCGATAGGCAAAACCTATAGAGATTTTACCCCCCCTACCCTTACAAAAACAACCGCACTTTAAACACTATTTCAAGCGTTCTCGCGCTGTTTTAAATTTATGACATGAATCACATAGACTTTGGAGATTGGTTAAGTCATCGCTACCACCGTGAGCCTTAGGAGTTATATGGTCAACAGTTGTTGCTGTTACAAACCGACCTTGCTTTAAACATTCTTGGCACAGATGATTGTCTCGCACTAACACAACAGCTCTTATCTTCCGCCATTTAGCTCCATAACCACGTTGTGATGATGTCTTTCCTTTCTGATGTCTTTGCCAACCACAACCTTGATGTTCATCACAATAACCATTGCTATTGATTGTCGTATTCTTACAGCCTTGTTTCCTGCATGCTTTAGGTATTCTTGCTGGCATAATTCCAACCAAAATAAAAAAGGCGAGTATTATCACTCACCTTTTATTTACTTAACTTTTCTGTATGCCATTCTCTAATCTTATCAACTCGAGCTAAACATACATCACGTTCACGTTTTAAGATGACAGCATATTGAGCAACATCACCATAACTCACCCCATTAAAAGGAGTCTTATCTAAGTGAGCTATATAAGCCACGGGTAGCACTGGGCAATGTACAACTTGCGGTTTACTTGCGCAGGAAGTTAATAAGACTGTTAGGAGCAGCGGTATTAAATACACTACTTTGCTTTTCAGCTTTCGGAATAGAATTAAGAACTTCATTTTGTTCCTCTCTTGATGCGTTTTCAGCTTTAGAAAGCCCTAACGTGATACGTTGATTCTCAGCAATATCAGCTTTTAATTGGATGATTGATTCTGATTGCTGCTGAATGGTTTGGGCTTGTGCTTGGTTCTCGGCCTTTAAGCTACTTATCTTCTGAGATTGATACCAAGTCCAACCGCACAAGCCCAAAATCAAGCAAAGTGCGGTTAGCTTTAAGGCTGTTTCAAATCGGCTAAACATAATGCTTTCTCTTTTTCTCTACGAGAGACTAAGCCAGGTAATATCTTTCCACCTGCATATACCCATTTGGGATATTCGTAACAGGCTTGATGATAGTTCCCCGCTCGAAGTTGTTTGAATAAAGTTGAATTACGAACCGCACCGCATCCTGCATTAAAGGTAATCGATACGGCAGAATCAAAAACAGACTGAGGTAATGCTCGGCCATTTCCATAATTCAACACACATTTCTCAGCAACTTGAATATCGTTTTTCCAGCGCTCTGCAATTTCTAGATCCGTGTATCGGTGCTTTGGATCGACAGGTTGACCGCTATATGCCGTTGAGCCAATACCAACAGTTAAAACATCGGATGGGCATTTGTACGGGTCTCGTCTGCAACCCTCTGCATTGCCAATAATCTCTGCACCTTTAGGGCTAAGGATAAGCTCCTCACCAAACTGCGCATACATCAATGTAATAATGCTCGATACTGCACAGACAAATCCTGCTGCACCAAGCGTGGTTCTAGTCCTCGTCAATTTCATCAGGTAGCCCCCGTTTTAACCGCTCCATGCGCAACTTATGGATTTCTTCCTTACGCTCCTCTTCCCTCTTCATCACTCGCCCTTCGGCACATTTTGAATAGACATTAACAAGTGCGGTCAAAATACCAATCGCTAAACTAAGCAACATAAGGTTATTCTGATCGCCTAACCAAGCCAGCACACCAGAAAACCCTGACCATACATAAGTTTGATTTCCCGGGTCTTTAAACATTTTCATACTCCACCCCATTTCCAGGGCAATAAAAAACCCCCGATGGAGAACCATCAGGGGTTTAAAAATCAATTCTTCGTTTGTAACGTGCAAAAATCGCACTATAGCTAATATAATACACTTTTAGTCTAGACTATCAAGCAGTTTTTATTAAAAAAATTTAACATTCAACAAATAAAAATACATTCACTCCCACCGCTCACAATCATTAGCATTAAAGATGTTTTTACGGTTTTTATCCGGTTGAAATATTCCGCTTTTGAAATCCGTAGATAAGTCAATATTTCTTGTTTTTCCCAACGCTTAATGTAGGTCAAAACAAACACATCATAAAGCTCAGGGGTTAACTTACGTATAATACCAAGATAACCATCAATTCTTAAACCAAGGTCATCAGAGATAGGATTAATACGATATTTATGAGAGTAACGTGCATCGCATTTCATTTCTGCGAATCCAGCGGAAACACGTGGAAATTCTGTTTCATATCTTGGTGTTGCCCAATAACCGAATTCAACAACAATTACATCAATATCTAACATACTATTTCCTTAATCGATACTAAAACCTTTCCACCCTTGACTACACATTTGCGCACAATTCTCAAATCATCAATAACACTATCGTCCACCAACACGCCCGCTTTCACTAACGCATCTAATAATGATTTAAAAAGATTATCCAAATCACGCATTCTTCTATCTGGCATAAATGCTTCCACCACCACTGCTGCACGAATACCCGCTGGAAATCTTGTTGAGCGTCTTGTCATCCACGCTACCTGTGTTGCATAAGCGCGTCCTTTCGCGCTAATTAACGTTTTCCCATTTACTCTGCGCCAATAAGTATTAACCGAAGGTGGAAATGGTAATTCAAGTGTTATCGTTGTCATAGAAATCTCACTTTAAAAAAGACCGCACTTTTTGAACTGTCATCTTTTAGTTGATAGTTCAGTTATCAAGGAATACTTGAATACTGAATCAATCTATCACCAAGGCACCAATCTTGAGTGCTTTTAAAAAGAAATCGTGCCATAGCTCCACTTGTGAGCCATATTTATCTTCAAATGCTTTTACGTTTTGATGTAATTCATTGTGATGAATTCGGCAAAGCGGAATACAATCCAAATCATCGGCTTTACTTCCCATCACACCATTACCATGGCCAATTAAATGATGTGGATCATCTGCTTGTTTACCACAGCACACACAAGGCTGAGTTTTTACCCAACGTAACCATTTTTCAGAACGGATATATTGTGGCTTTGGTCTTGCCATATATTGAAGCGGTGGGTCATCATCAGCTTTTAAATTTAAAATGGCTTTGTCTAAACGGTCTATGTGATAAATAAGAGGATCTTCAAAACGAGTAGAACTTTCTTTATTGTCTCGTTCATAATCTTTAACACTAAAGACCCTTCTTAATAACGCATCACTTAATAAACATTGAAATCCATTCTTAAAACAATACAGTACTAAATCTGATTCTGTTAAAGGACGAGCATGTTTTAAATCTACTTGGATTTTTGCAATGATTGCTTGCTCTATATTTTGTTCCACCACCAACTTTGCTTTTTCTGCATCATAGTTTCCCTTGCGCATTTCTGTATCGTGGTGCCAACAAGTTCTGATAAAACCGTCTAAGTGCGTAGTAATTGTTAATTCTTTATGGCAGTATTCACCATCACTCAACTGACAATGCTTAATACTGGCCACAAAATTCATCAACGCTTTTTTTGTAAGTAATTTTGACCGCACTTCCTTATTTTTTAAGAAATCCACCACCAACGGTGGAAATTCTTCACTAATAGCTCCTTGCCAATTAACTACACCAGATTCCTTATGTTGTAACTCAATAGGCTCTGGCATTAACACCATTCTCTTCGTCATTACTTGTGCAGCATTGCGCGGAATTCTAAACATCATTAAACCAAGGTCTGATTGTTTATATGGTGTCAACAACAATACTTGCATTAATGCCCCCGCAACGATCCTTTAATGCTTGCAATAATCTCTGCTTGGCGTGCTTTTGAAACTGGCATTGATGTAACTTGCGATGGTAATTGTTTAGTTGGCTCTGGTAACACTTCACCATTTTTTAAACGATCAGCCATATTGCGTAAGGCCTGTTTAATTTCTTTGCGTAACTGCTCCACTGACCAAGTGTATCGACGACAACGACAATACAAATCAGTGATCAACCAATATTCCACAGTAGAATTGAATTTAAATTTATCCACATCAGCCATACCGTAACGTTGAAAGCTTGCTAAACGCTGTGCTAATTCTTCTTCTGACGGAAAATTCATTGGGATTTTGCACCATTCAATAAAGTCAAATAGGTTTGGGAAATAATCATTTCTTGCTGCACGAACTCTTGCTAATCCACGCTCTAACATATCCACAGATAAAACATCATGGTTCACTAACTCTTCAATCCAAATAAACTTAGCTTCTTCCAATGCTTCGTCTGTTGGGTAGTTATAGCGCCAACGGTTGCAGTAAGTGCATAGACGATTAAATAACTGATTCACTAAATCAGAAACCTGAGCCGTTAAATCCACGCTTGCCACGTAGTTTGCTTGTTGAGTTTGCTGTAATGCGTTCATTGTGCTAATCCTGCTTGACGGAGTTTTTTAGCAACTTGCGGGTTGCGAATTTGAATTTGTCTGCCTTTCGCCCAATCGGTGCTACGGCTTGCTGGGTTTGGCGCTTGGTGTGATTTGCCTTGCACCACCGTGCCATCAGCAAGCACCCATTTGCCATCACGCATTTGAGGTTTTCCTCGATTTTCCCAGCTCTCAGACATTACCGCATATTCGGCAAAATTGTTTGGGCGAAAAATCGTACTTGGGCGTAAATAATCCTGCATTTCGTGGTCAAAGCCCCATTTCGCCACAAGATAATCCACCACACGCTGACAAGTTTTTAAATCAAATTCCCCAAAACGCGCCCCTATGGCTGATTTGGTTGTGGCGGTAAGTTTAAAACCGCTCGGCTTACGTTCGCCACGTTGCTCAGCAAGTTTCGCCAAAGCGGTGTTCAAATAATCCAGCACCACAGATTCCACAGGGGGGGCTATAGGGGGGGTATTTATATTTATTTTATTATTTGTTTTTGTAGGGTGGCGTTTTTCGCCAGGGGCACCGGTGGCCCTTTTCGCCACTACTCCACTGGGAAT